CCCGCATACTGGACGCGGCTGCCCAACCGATAGCGGACGTGTGCTTGGAGCTGGGCGAGGGGCGTCACGAATCACCGGGGCGGGCAGGTGCCGGTCGTGCAGGCGCCGGAACGCACCGTAGTCTTCGCCCGCTCGGCCACGCACCGCGGGCACTTGCACTGGCACCGCTGCTCGATCCGCCCGTCGGGCTTCCACACTCCCCGCACGCACGTCTGACCGCAGTCGCACGCTGTCGGCGTCGGGGCAGGGGCTGGGCCGGAATCCGGAACGAGCGATGCCCGGGCGGCAGCCACGGCCGCAGCGGCTCGAGGTGCCTCGCGGTCGATCGCCTGCGGCTCGGCCGACAGCCAAACAAGGAAGGCCACCCATGCCCGCCACAACGCACCCATAGTCACATCCTCCACCCGCGAGATCATCCAGCCGCCGGCACCGGCGGCACCAACGAAACCGAACCCGCGGCGATCACCAGCCGCGGCCATTGTGAATCACCGGATAGCCATCGGCACCGATCGCAGAGGCCCGCACCTGGTGGTCGGGCTGCGGCTCGGCCGGAGGCTTCTCCGCCAGCAGCGACACCCACAGCAGTGTTCGTGCCGCCCGCGAGATCCACCGCAGAACCGGCCGGTCGGGCTTCACGTTGACCGGCGACGCCGGGCTCGACGCCAACCAGTAGCCGACGACCAAGGCGACAACCACGGCAGTGATGATCCTTCGATCCATGGGATACCTCACGGGACAATCTGATACGTGAACGGCGGGAGATCGGCGATCGTCTCCGGAGGGGCAGGCGTCAGCCATTGGCCGTTGTGCAAATCACGCCAGCCGAACCCGCCGACAGAACCGACGGCGAAACTGTCCTTCTGCCGCAACATCGACTCAACGACGGGCCGGGCGACCCAAAACGAACCGTCGGGCTGATCGGCCGGGAACTTGCCACGGTAGGTGATCCACTTCGGCCCCCAACTGTTCAAACACAAAAGGGCGTCAACGGGCGTCGGGTTGGCTGGCGTGGAGTTCTTTGCATAGCGCACCGCAATAAAACACATCTCATGAGCCCACTGGCCGCTTGCCGCCGCGTACCCGTGTTGATCGGTTGCGCTGGCGAACCCTTGCATCGACGCCACGGGCACGGGGAACCCGGCCTCGATCGCCGCCGCAGCCTCCGCCCACGTCGTGACTAAGGCGACGTGCTGGGCCGCGTGCCGCTTGGCCACGCCGTCGAGAAACCCCTTGTCACTCTGCCCACCGCAGCCGTAGGCACCCCATGACTTCGCCCGATCGGCGGAGTAGGCGGACAGGTCGTAGCGGTCCGCAAACTTCTCGCGATAGACCACGCCCCAGTCCCGAACCCAACGGGCAGCCGCAGCCCCGTAACTGCCATCGGAGTATCCGCCAACTGGCGACGCACCGTCCCCCGACTTGCCGCGGGCCTCGACGCGGGATCCGCCATAGATCGCTTCCGTCGCAGGGAACGGCGGCGGGTTGGCCAACCGTCCCGTCTCCCAGTCAACGCATTGGGCGACATACACCCCATGAGCCCAACCCCACGAAACGCAGTCTCCGATCCCCTGCCGCTCAACCACCCACGGCTTGCCGTACAACGCCTGGTGAGCCTTAAACGCCGAACGATAGAGGAACGTGTCCACGCCCCTCGCCTCGCGGATGGTCTCCGCCCCGGCGTCGCGGAATAGGGGCTGCGGAAGCTCCGCCAAGAACCGCTCAACGCCTTGCGGGTCCGGCCGGTAGCCGTAGTTGTCGTCGTCAAGGAATCCAGCCGGCGACGGCCCGCGGGAGAATCCGACAACGATCGCTGCAGCAGCCAGCCCGAGGAGCCCGGCCACCGCCAACCAGCGGAGAGCGTTAGCGCGAGGCATCGGCAGCGGCCCTCGCGATGTCACGGTAGCCTGCCACCCACGCCGACCGCTGGGCCGGCGTCAGCGGCCCGCCCGAAGTGCCGGCCGTGGCGTCAAGGTGTGTTTTGATCGCCTCCCGCGCCCGCGGGTGCTTCTCGCCGAGACTCACGCCCCGGCACCGCATCTCACGGGCACGCTGGCGAAGGTCGTCGATGGCCACACCGGTGAGATACCGCTGGCCTTCTTGCATACCATCCCATTCGATTTCGGCGGCCAGCTCATCCATGAGGGCGGCCACGGTGGCGGCGTCAGCCGCAGCGTCGGGGCCGACGAACGTGCCGCGAAGGTCCAAGCCGCCTGGGGCCGGGCCGGGGGCGGGCGTCGGGGCCGGCGGAGCGGACGGTTGGGCCACCCACGCCACCGCTGCAGCCGCCAGCAGGGCAGCCGCGGCGACGTGCCGCCGCTCAAGCGTGGGCAACGTCACCGAACCGACGACTTGGTGGATGCGGTCTCCGGCCGCGGCGTAGACAGCCAGAGCAACAAGGGCTGCGACGATCATGCTTTCTCCCGGATCATGGGCAGAAGGTGCTCAACGGCACCGCTGGCAATCGCCAGAACCAATGCACGCACAGACGGACGCACGACGATCCAGACGGGCCACGCCGCGAACGGCACAGCCCGGTCGGCAAGGGCGTCGAACAGCCTGGCGACGCCGTCGAGGGCCATCGCCTTCTTCTCGGCCCCAGTCATGCCGGTAACGGCGTCAAGCGATTCGACGGTCAGGTGCAGCAGGGCCAGCATGAGCTGCCCAAACTCCACCCACGTCAGACCATCCACCGTGGCGGCCTTCGCCGCTGCCACGAACGTGGCCACCTTGTCGATCACGTTTGCCTGCCCAGAGGCGGTCGCCGTCACGTCTTTGATTTCACCGATCACGAGTAGGTGCCCTCGCCAACGAGTGTGAGATCCACCACGTAGGTGCCGGTCGGGCCGCCCGACAGGGCCACCGTGGTTCCGGTGGCCCCCACCTGGTAGTCGGCCCAATGCAGTTGACCGCCCACGCCAACCCGGGCACCGGTGATGCCGCCTGGCGCTTGCAGGTTGAGGTAGCCGCCCGTCGGCCCGCTGGCCACGCTGACCAGCAACTCCTTGAGAGTCGTAAACGCAACCTGCCCGGCCACGCCGAGCACCGAAATATTCAAGGCGTTGATGGCAAGGCTGACGCCCGAACCGGTGCAGGTGATCCGCTGGGTGTTCGCCGCGTTGGCGTACCCCGGCCCGGTGCCGTTGGTGATGGCCCTCGACGTGCGGTGCTCCGCCGCAGCAGCGGCCGAACCGATCACGTCCGCATTGGACAGCGACCACGAGAGGCGGCTGGAACCGGCAACGGTCAGGCTATTGGCCATCGGTCGTCTCCTGGGTGTCTCGCGGCGGCGGATCGCCGATCGACCGCGGCTTCGCGGCGGGGGCGGCCGGCTCCTTGGCCGGCTTCTCGTCGGTGTCGGTCTTGGTGGCCATTAGCTGACCTTTCCTTCTTGGTGCAGGCGGATTGCCTCGGTGAGCGTCACGCCCAGCCGGATGGCAAGGTGTTCGTGGAACGTGAGTCGTGGCCGCTCGTTTGGCTTCTTGCTGGTGATGCAGCCGACGCCCACGCGGCGACTTGGCTGGTAATGAACGTGCTCGCCCGCCTCGCTCGCTGCCGCCAACGGCTCGCGGCCCCGGGCCGTCGTCCGAAATAGCGATTCGCGGGCCATGCGGCTCTCCTACCACTATTGTACGGTTGTTCAGGTGCCGCGATCTTGACGAAAAAGCACCAATGCCAGCAGCGAGTACGAGGCCAGATCGAGCAGCGTGTCTTCCACGCCTTCGTAGTGCAGGCTGCCCGTGCGGTTGAACGTGGCCAGCCGCGTCACCTTGTCGGACAGCCGCACCATCGCGGCTCGCCACGGCTCAATGCCGACGAACTCTGCCCCGTTCCTGATGTTTGCCAACGGATCGTGTTCGCTCCCGTAGTCCCGGGATTTGCTGGCGTGCAGATCGCGGATTTGATTGAGCAGGTCATAGAACGCCTGGCTCGACGGGTGAACGTCGCCGGTGGCCAGCAGTCCGTCGCCAGACAACCGCGTCTCGTGTTGTTTCTCTTCCAGCATGAGCAAAATCCTTTCGCGTTCGCGTATCAGCCGCATGACATGGGCCGCCAGCGTCCCGGCCGTCCCGGTCCACTGCCCCTGGTATTTCCGTGCGTCGGCCGTGGCCTGGGCGATGTAGTCGTCGGGTAGGAATGTCACGCCTTCGCCCTCAAATCCCCGTCGCAAAACAACGGGTACGCCTTTGTCACTTCCTGCCGGCCGTGGTCGATCACCACCAACCCTTGGCATGGCCGCTCGTTGCTCGACGCCTTGATGAACACGGCGTAGGGCGAATAGCCGATCACGCTCCCGTTGCTCACGTAGCGGGCGCCGCGGAG